ATCATACTCTACGCTAGCCAAAGAGTTTGGTTTGATTGCGCCCATCGACACGCATCCGATGGACATCGTAAAGATGTCGGAGCAAGAGAAGGTTTACGTTCGCTCTCTGGAGCGGCGTGGAGAAAACATCTACGAAGAACCACGGATCAAACTGTCCACCATCCATGCGATGAAGGGCGGGGAGGACGATAACGTGGCAGTATACTTGGGATCGACACAAAGCTGCGTAGATGGAAAGCATCCCGAGGACGAGCATAGGGTATTCTATGTTGCGGTTACACGCGCAAGGAAAAACCTATACTTAATAGAGACAGATAAAACATACAGGTACGAGATATGAACAGAGACGAAGTCTTACTCAAAGCAGGGGATTACATCAACGGTCAGAGGGCCAAGGACTATGGCGAGGCGTACGATAATTTCACGCGCATTGCAGATGGTTGGAACCTGATCGTCAAAGAAGCATTTGTCACGACAGGATACCTAACGCCACAGCACGTTGCGTTGATGATGGATTGGGTCAAGACTGCGCGGCTGCTGCATAACACAGACCATGACGACTCTTGGATCGACAAGTGTGGATACAGCGCACTTGGTGCCGAGTTCCACGAACGCGAGAAGAAGATTAAAAAAGCACAGGAAGCATTCATGGGGAAACGCGATGTCACTGGATAAAGATAGCGTCATTGCCGCACAAATGGATCAGGGCAAGGAGATGGCGTGGAACATCCCGTCTGATTTCCCTGACCTAACGCATCACAAGCAGATCGCAATCGACCTCGAAACATGCGACCCGAACCTGACCACGCTCGGCCCAGGGTGGGTCCGCAGGGATGGATACATCGTCGGGATCGCTGTGGCTGCGGGAGATTGGGAAGGGTACTACCCGATCCGTCATGCCAATGGTCACAACATGGATGCGAGGATCGCGCTCAAGTGGCTCAAGAAGCAGATGGCGACACCGCATATCGACAAGATCATGCACAACGCCACCTACGATCTGGGATGGCTCAGAGCCGAGGGCGTGGAGGTACAGGGCCGGATCATCGATACGATGATTACTGGGGCTGTAGTGGACGAGAACCGCTTCTCCTATAGCCTAAACAACCTTGGGAGGGACTATCTAGGCGAACGCAAGAACGAGAAGCTGCTGCGCGTTGCAGCGGCGGAGTGGGGCTTGGATCCCAAGGCGGAGATGTACAAGCTGCCGCCAGAGTTTGTTGGTCGCTATGCCGAGCAGGATGCGGGTATGACACTGCGCCTGTGGGAGCGGTTGAAGATCGAACTCGATAACCAAGACCTTTGGAGTATCTGGAATCTCGAAACAAGCCTGATCCCGATGATGTGTGACATGCGTCAGCTTGGTGTCCGCGTCGATATCGACAAAGCCGAACAGGCCAAGAAGTTTTTCAAGGCTGAAACCAAGAAGCTGAAGGACGAGATATTCCGCCAGACCAACGTGAAGATCGAGCCGTGGGCTGCGTCTTCTGTGGCTATGGTCTTCGACGAACTAGGGGTGGCGTATCCTACGAGCGAGAGTACGCAGGACGACATGTTCCGCAAAGGCGGGGTGCCATCGTTCACAAAGCAGTGGCTCTCTGCGCATCCGCATCCGGTAGCCAAGATGATTGTAAAGCTGCGGGAGTTTGACAAGGCGGACAGTACGTTCATCGATACGATCCTGAAGCACGAACACAATGGTCGGATCAACTGCGAATTTCACCAGCTACGCTCTGACGATGGTGGCACGGTGACAGGGCGGTTCTCTTCCTCGAACCCAAACCTACAGCAAATCCCTGCACGGGATCCAGAGATCAAGAAGCTGATCCGTGGCCTGTTCATTCCAGAAGATGGCACGAAGTGGGGATCGTTTGACTACTCAAGCCAAGAGCCAAGGTTACTGGTCCACTTTGCAGCTAGCCTGAAGGGCGACTTCAAGCATCCGCTCGTTGATAAGATCGTGGAGGAATACCACACAGGTGATGTGGACCTGCACCAGATGGTTGCGGACATCGCAGGAATCAGCCGCAAGGAGGCCAAAGTTGTTAACCTTGGTATCATGTATGGCATGGGTAAAGGCAAACTGGCTGCACAGCTAGACATCTCTCCAGACGACGCGGGGGAACTGCTAGCCACGCACCGTGAAAAGGTGCCGTTCGTTAAGAACTTAGCGGAACTGGCGACACAGCAAGCCGCGAAGACAGGGCAGATACGGACGCTGCTCGGGCGCAGATGTCGCTTCCATTTGTGGGAACCCATGTCCTTTGGTTACAAAAAACCTTTGCCATATGAAGAGGCAATCAAGGAATATGGTCAGCCTCTGAGAAGAGCGTTTACTTACAAAGCGTTAAACAAATTGATCCAAGGTTCAGCAGCCGACCAAACGAAAAAAGCGATGGCAGATTGCTATGCCGAGGGACTTTTGCCTATGCTCACGGTCCATGATGAGTTATGCTTTTCAGTAGAGGGCGACGATCAAGCACGACGCATCAAAGAGATTATGGAAAACGGGCTGTCGGATGTCTTGAAAGTCCCCTCCAAAGTGGATGATGAACTCAAAGATAATTGGGGAGAGATCGAATGAAGACTCTTGGTTTCCGTGAAATGCACACCGCTCAGATTTCTGAACTACTGGACTTTATCAACTGCTCACTAAATGCAGCATCGATGGCAGATCCAGAGGTCTACGAAGAGATGAGTGAAAAGGCACAGGACCTAGTTGAAATATTCGGTGGCATCCAACTGGTTACTGAGACCTCCCTAGAGATCTAGCCAAAGCCTGAGTAGCAGGATCATTACCTAACACAATAGGATCAACCATAGCTGACGCAGTTTGCACAGGAGCAGGGGCCACGGGCAGTGATCCCTGTCTTTGCGGTGTAAGATTTAGGTACGGATTAGAAGGTGCCGCTGGAGCCGGAGCTTGTTGAGGTGTAAGGTTCAGGTATGGATTATAAGATGGCGAAACTTGTGTTGGTGCGGCAGGTGATGGTGGATTAACCTCTACGCCGCCCAAGCTCTCGCCCACACGCTGTCTCGACATAGCATTGAAGCTGTTGAACGGAACGCGCCCCTCTACGAAACTCCGGCCTTCCGCCTTACGCATTGCGTTAATCTCTTTAGCAAGTTCCCGACTTGCAGCGGTAGGAAAGAACTTCCCTTGCATGATCATGTTCACTTCCTTGCGACCAAGGTTTGCTTTGTTGATCAGGTTCTTGCGGATTTCAGTTTCAGACAAACCAAGTTTACGAGCCGACTGGATGTCTGCGTAGAGCTTGCTTTGTTCACGGTACAAGTTGTCAAGGTAGTTGCCCCAAGCCACGTTCATGTCTTCGAGCGTAGCATCTGCACGTTTGATTACGCGGGTAGCCGTGGTCTTTGCATCAGTACGGCGAGGGCTGTACTCCAAGCCTTTAAAGGCAAAGTCATTTCGTAGGTCCACGGTCATAGGAGTGAAGCCCGTGACCAGACGCGCACCTTCCTTGAAGATGTTGTACTCTTCGCCGCGTTTCCCTGGGAGGCCAGTGGCTGCACGATAGACGCGCCCTGGTTCGAACTCACCAGTCCGCACGTTCTCAAACTCTCCGACTAGGCTAACGTACTCAGGGATGATACCGTTGAGGATGTGAGCTACACCCTTGCCAATCTGATCGCCCAGGCTTTCTGTTTCTGCGTAGACGGTAGCACCTGTAGATGTTGTACCCGCTCGTCCCAACATGTTGTTAGGCATTACGTCTCTCAGGCGTTCGAAGATCATTGACTCAGATCCAAACGGCTCCAAGAACATGCCTAGTCCTTTCCAAGCACCCGCTGCAATCTGTTCTGCTTCGCTCTTACCTAGCTTGCCTGCCTGTGTGTACTTCTCAACTGCCGCACGAATAGGATCGAGGACAAAGGCGTATGGACTAACGTACGATAGATCGATGTAATCGATCTTACCCTTCTTGTCGTTGTTCAAGATCATAACGTCATGACCCGCCATATACTCTGGTAGCTGCTGACGTAGCTCTTCCATCTCTTCTGGAGTGGTTCCAGTGGCGATCATAGATCCACGGACCATGGCCTTTGGTACTGTGCTTGCAACTGCCATGTACGATATCAAACGCTGCGCACCCATGGCGCGGATTTGTTTTTCAAGTATAGCTGCTTTTTCTGGACCCATGCCTTCACGCACCGCAGGAGATATCTCAAAGGACATCTCCTTCAGACCACGGTCTAGGATGTTTACAGAGTTCCGGATGTTCTCTGACGCAAATGATGTAAAGTTACCAAAGATCGGAACCATATCGACGGAGCGGACAGCCTTACCAACGCGAGGATAGATCGGCATGGTGTCTTTTACGATGTCACCTGCCATAACCTCTAACTGAGACAGGCCCTCAGTTAACTTAGTTGCACCCGCTTGACGTTTGATTAGATTGTTTTCGTTTAGTGCGCGTAAAACAAAGATATTGTCGTCTGTAACTCCTGCCGCATCAAACGCATTGAGCAGCTTCTTTTCTTCCCCAAGAAGAGCCAAACCTTTGAAGAACGTATCCGACTCACCATAAATCTTTTCGAACAACTGCATGAACGGAACTTTGTTCTCAAACATATCAATCGCGTTGGTCAGCTTGCCAGAAACAGTCAGGTCTTTCCCTGCTTCTTTGTACGCTCTCAAAGCACGAGTCACCAAGCTAGTGTCGGCTACGCCTGTCAGGCTGATCTTCTTGGCTAAATGCTCTAGCCCCGCATCGCTCAGTGTACTCAAGTCTGCCGTTAAGACCTTAAACATGTCGGTGAAGTCGGTATCGCGTCCAAGGTTCGCGTTCCCTGCCAACATGCCCAAGTTACCAAGGATGTTGCGGACCTGCGCACCAGGGTTGGGCACGATTGTCATCTTCTGGGACAACGAGCGCAGAGCAGACATGATCCCCGCAGCCTCACCCAAGACCCCAGAACCAAGTTTCAAGGGCGCAGTAAGGGCACCATAAGATTCAGGTGACGCGAACATCCCTGTCAGATCACCATAAGAGCCACCAAAGACATGCTGGATATCTTTGTTCTCACCTAACTGCACGTACCCTGAGTTTCGTAGACTCTGCTTGTAGTCTTCTATTACCATCTCAGGTGTAATGTAGTTGGGGTTGTCAACGGTTTTACCTGCGGCATCTTCATAGGACCTCGGAACGCCAATGTTTTGTTCTCTTGCGATCTCTCTAAACGGCTGTATCGCGGCGTCATAAGCTTCTGAAGTCATTGTGGCAGAATCAGGGATCTCTACTAACGCTGGACGGCCTCCTTTAGCTAGGCTTTGTAGCGCAGGGATCAAACCAGAAACCAACCCTTGAGGGCGCATACCTGCATACATTTGAGCGGCAGCGTAGGCTTGAGCCGTATCCTCTACTGTACGTGTATATATCTCGAACGGGTCCGTTAAAATACCTTTCAGCTTTTGGAGCTTGGGACTCGCTTCGACGATCTCTTTACGTTCTATAAACATATCGTCGATAGACTGCAAAACAGGACGTTCACGAGCAAGCAACCCAAAGCCTTTGCCCTTTTTCTGATCTGCAATAGACTTGCGTAAGTCTCTCAAGGCTAGTTCTGGGGGCTTGCCACCCATGCCTTGAAGACCAAGCGAATCATAAACAACACGACGCGCTTGAAGTCTGTCATTATCTGTCGGCACACGGTTCTTGCTGCCTTTGGTTATCGCAAGATGGGCTGCTACTTCGTCAACGGCTTCGTCAAACTCTTTCGAGGTCAGGTCAAGATTATCATAGAACTTGATAGGGTCAGTGTACTGTTGGAATAAACGTCTCAAGTAGACGTTTTGTTTGTTATGTACATCCTGCATTTCTTTCAATGCTTTTGCAGCTTTAATCTGTGCAGGGGTAACAGGGTCTTCAAGTTCATACCGCCCTGTTTTTTGATTCAGCATTCGTTTTGCCGTGACTGGGTCACGTTTATACCCAATAGCCTCTTCAAGCTGCACAATAATCCCGTCATCCATAGACGATCTAACCTCGATCATCTTGTCTGCGTGTTTGACAAGGGTATCATCACCGTAAGCTTCTAAAGGAGCGCGGTTACCTATTAAGAACTGCCCTAAAGCACCTTTGACTTCCTCGGCATCTACTGGAGTTTTCTGTCCTAGTTTTGAAGCCTTAACAAATGCATTGGCAGCTTTTTTAAAATCTGCTGATGCCTGTAGCCCCATTCGTTTTTTAGTGTCGGCTAATGCAATGGCATCCTGCGTTGTCTCATATAAGACCGGATCTGCCCCACCAGAAGCAGTGAAGTATTCTTTGAACTTTTGATTGGCAGCTTTCATGCCTTTCGCTAGTTTGGGTGCCGCACCTACATTGACCGTTGTGCGATCTATTGCATCCAAGCCCTGCATAAACCCTTCGGTAATTTTAGTAGGAGCCGCGCGTAAAGCACGAGCCGCAGCCGCACCCTTTTCAGTTTGGCCTATCTTTCTCGACCCAACAGCAGCACCTTTTAGTGCAGTATCAAATACGCCACTTAGCAATGCATCCTCTGCACCAACGCGCAGCTTGTTAAAAAACCGTCGCTTGGCTTCGTCACGGCCTGTTAGTCCTGTATCCTCCTCGGTCTTTAAGAACTCTGGAAGTACCTCAAAGTTATCCGATAGGGTAGCACGACCATCGTTTGCCACTAACGTGCTATACGCTCCCGCAGAGAGTGCCGTAGTTCCTGTCAAACCCTTCCAAGTACTAAGAGCCTGTTGCCCTGGCTTCGATGTACCAAACTTAATAGCAGATTCAGTGAACTTACCGCGACCTGCGGTGGACATCGGCTTGCCTGCCTTTGCAAGTTTAGCTGCTTGCCCCGCTCGGCCCAACCACCCCGCGATAGGAATAAACCCTACACCAAAGGCAACCAAATCCTCCGTAACCTCTCCGGCTTTCCCCATCTCTGGTTTGATTGCTTCGAACGCTTCGGTCACCGTGCGAGAGGTGTTGGTATCCAACATAGCGTCTAGGGCCAAGGCCCCAGCTTCTGAGATCCCTTGAGGGACAGACACGACACCAGAGTAAATACCCTTGCCGATGTCCTCAAAGACATCGGGCACAAGTCCTTGGTCCCCTGAAAAGTAAGACCCTTTTTCTTCACCAAGATTTAGGTAGGGATTATTACTAGGGGCAGCGGACTGGTTACCTAGATTAAGATACGGGTTGTCCACCATACTTATAGCCCTTCGATATTTACACCGTCTTTTTGTGCCTGCTCTAAGATGGCTTTCCTGTTTTCAGGTTGCTGTTGTAGCGCGTCTTTAACCATTGCAAGGCGTTGCTCTGCGGTCAACTGCGGTTGCCCACCCGCTCCACCTGTACCGCCTGTAATGGCTTGACGGACTCGTGTTCCAATGTTGTCGCCCATCTGGGTGTTCATGTCGATCTCAACCTGAGAGGCGTCTTCGTTGTTTTTGATCTTTTCGATGTACACCTCAAGCGCAGCCTTACCACGCTCTGTGTCAAGGAACCCACCTGCTGCGTCCGCTGCCCCAGCGGCACGAGCCGCCGCCGTCTGCTTGTAGTTTTGTAGACCGAGCAATACGGCCTCGGCTATAGCAGTGTCCCCGCCTACACGTTTACCAACGCCTACAGCAAGGCTAGCTTGTGCGATACGGTTATCAATCTCATTGATATCGTTTACGTCCTTTAGGTTAAGAACGTTTGCCGCGAAGTCCATCTTGTTTTCTTTTGTTGGCTTTACACCTGCGGCATCAAGAATAGCGTCAGAGATCTGTGCTGGATCTCCAGTTTTCTGGGCATCGTCAATCTTTTTGTCTTTTTCTGCTACGACTTCTTTAACTTTTTCTTCTGAGCCGTACATCTCTTTTAGCTTGTCATATAAGCTCATACCCATTTCCACAGCCCCTGTTTGTATGGCTGTTGCTGGGTCAACGATATTAACTCCGCCACCTTCATCAAACTTTACAGGTTGTTGTTGTGGCATAGGGGCAGGAGCCATGGGCCGAGGTGCGGGAGCCTGCATCATAGGAGCGGGGGCCTGCATCATAGGAGCAGGAGCCATGGCTGTCTGCATTGGGACCTGTGGCAACCGAGGAGCCATGGGCTGTGGAGGAGGAGCCATCATAGGGGCAGGAGGAGGAGCCATCATGGGCCGCGCACCACCTGTCGAGGGAAGAGTAGGTGTCTTGTCGGATCCTTGATTTGCTGCCTGCATAAGCTCTGGCGAAGACGCCATAATACCCGCCATCTGAGCTAGTTTCTTACGAGCCGGACGAGCTTTAGCTTGAAAGAGCTTTCTGTTGTATACGTCTCCCATGTTCGTCCCTTTATGTCTTTGCGCCTAAACTAAACAGGCCACCATCGCCGCCGCCTGCATCCAACCCAAGAGTATCAGTAAGTATATTTGCCGTTGGGCTACCCTGCGGAGTACCTGCTGCGGTGAGTCCTGTACCAGAAACAGGGATACCTTGCATCATGTCTGCTGCGAAACTCAGTAGAGCAAACGGTTCATAGGCTTCTTCCAGTTGAGCCTGACGTTCTGCGTCATACTCAGCCTGTAGCTGACCTTGCTCCAGCGATCCCACGTTAAACGCCGCGTTAATATCTTTAAACCCAAGAGCCTGTGCCGCTTCGCCCAGCGCACCAATCCCAGTACCAAGGTCTTGGAACATCTGACCTGCGGTCTGACCGCGCGTCATTGCATTCTCGAATGCATTGGTCGAATACCCCATGGCTTTGTCGAACGCCTCGGAACGTAACTCGCCACCTGCTCTAGCAGATTCGCGCAGGTAGTCTTGCAAAAATTGAGAGTCAGCAACGGCACCACGGGAACCACCAAAGGCCCCTAGTCCAATCTGCTCACCACGACTTTTCATGGTTTCTGCGTCTTTGATGTCGGACAAATCAGCAAGCGTTGTGTCAATTACGTCTTCGACAAACGGATTGTAGTAATCTTTGTAGCCACCCTTGCGGACTTCCTCTTGGCCTATGACGTTGCCTTCAGCATCCAAGACATCCTGCATTTGGGCAACTTTTTCTTGGCCTATGACGTTGCCTTCAGCATCCAAGACATCTTTCATGTCATATTGGATTTGACCAAGAGGGTCATACATAGCCGTACTAGCGTCGATAGCTTCTTCTGATTTCTTGTACAGATCCTCCGCCATATCTAGATACGGCTTGTAGGCACCTAACCCACTATAACTATACTCACCTGTTACAGGGTCTTTCTCCCCCATAAGCATGTCGAGGGCTTTTTGCTGTAAGTCCGTAAACCCAATCTTAGTCGGAGGAGCAACACCCCCTTCAGTCGCAAAGATAGGATTACCAAACTGATCCAGTTCAGCAAGACTAGCGTCAGTAGTATATGTGCCATCAGCCGTTTGATAATAAGAAACAGGGTTTCCTGCTTCATCCAATGCCGCTAGTTCTGGATCAGTCGTAGTTCCACTGCCATCCGCCGCTTGGTAAATCTGCTTACCATAGAGCGGGGACTCTGTAGCTATACCTGAAAACTCGCCTGACTCTTCGTCATACTGAAAGACGTTCGCCATTAAGTCCTTGAACATCTTTTCCAGATACTCAGGCATTAAGTCCATTGTTTTGACGACTGACTCCGCCATAACTATGCCATCCTTTCGAACTGGTTCATCATCTGGTACATCTTCGCAGCCCCCGCATTACGGTTGCCGCCCCCCGCACCTCTGACTGCATCCGCTGTCATGACAAACTCACCATCAGAAAGTCTAGCTTCCTGAACCCGACCACCATTCTGGTAAATAGCTGCCGGAATTGAATCACTCTTGCCTGTGCCTGGTCCCTCAATATAACCGCCCATTGCGCGACGTTGCACCGCTTGAATACCACGAGGCGTCCCTGGAAGCAGGTTTCCTTTGTAGTCTGGACGACGCTCACCTGTGCGGTACTGTTCCAGTTCTTGCTTGCTCATAAGGTTCTCGAACCGTGGGCGTTTTTGCTGTGCTAATAGTTCTAGCATGATGCCGCCCATCAAGGGGTCCATCTTACCTGTGGCGTCTGTTACACCGATCCCAGACAGAACGTTACCCAATGCCTGCGTGGGGGACCGACCAGATATAGCAGAGATTGCGGCCTGTTGAGCCATCTTTTCTTTGCCCCTCTGAGTGGACAGCATGTCCATCATGCCCTGACCACGTTCTCTAGATGAACCTCCACTTAGCATGTCCATTGCTAGACCCGCTTTGCCTAGTGTCGAACCCGTCATGAAACTACCAATGCCGGACTTAAATGCATCCTGCATCGAGCCGCCACTCATCAGGCTACCTAACCCAGAACCGAGGGCCGCGGCTAGAGGATTACCGCCTCCTGCCACCATACCGACAAGTGCCCCAATAGAGGAGAACAAATCACCTGTTTTCTGGGATCCTTGTGTTTCTTCATTTTTCATAATGTTTCTCCAACATCAGATCAGATGTTCCTTTAAATGACACAGTATCAGATTCTTCTTGTTTCATCAAACTACAATCCGTAACTCGCCTGTTGAGGTTTTATACACGGTTCCTGTTACTTTTCCATCCGCGACTGCCGCCGCATTGTCCGCGTATTCTGGTAAATTAGACAGCACCAGCGTCGTAAACACACCTTCCCCTGGGTTTTGCATCTGCTGCATGTACACAGCAAACGCACGGGTAAGCTCGTTAAAGTATCGAGTACTGTACTGGGGCGGTGCAATCGGGAAGAAGGGTAGGTTTTGCGCACGGGACATCAGCGTCTCCCATCTAGTCGTATGTCTAGCCTTGGAGAACCCAGTCGCCAAGCTACTTGAGTTTCGTCAGATTGCACTTTGAAAATAAAAGATCGACCCCTGATCCTTGTGTCAATTTTGTTGGTAAACCCTTCCAAAGTGAAAACATTTTCAGAGGCAGTATTTGTTCTTTCCACTTCTCCGCTATACGTTCCCTGCCCATTGTTAGTTTGGCTTAAATCTACACCGCCCCCAGGGTAATCTTGTACATATACTGAAAAGTCTACTTTAGGGGTAGAGGATGTAGAGTCTCGGAAAGTGATGTCTGGAAGAATCCGGCTAATAGATACAAACTTATCGCCTTCTCCAATGTCCATAGGACTAGACTGGATATGACTGTAAACAGGAACCACAGGGTCTTGGCTTCCGTCATCAAACCCTGTTTCATGCGTATAGATATAGCCTTGTGAAGCAGCGGATGGATTGGTCATGATGCCTCGATCCAACCAAACCGTACGGGATAACGTACCATAGTACCAGATTTGCTGTTGGTAGTTGTAAACTACATAACGGTCGTTATCGATTGAATCGGCAGAACAATAGAACCACCAAACTTCGCCAAATGCAGAGTTAACTCCGGCGGTTACCTTTTCGTACTGCTCTATATTGAAATCAGAAAAGACGTAGTCCCGTACAGTACATGGAATCCGTTGCACCGCACCGTTGTAGGTGTAAAACTCGTTTGATCCCATCCAGAACACAGAGTCGTCCACCGCAACCGCAGATTTAGGACCAGCAATTGTAATATTCTCCGACAGCATTGAGATACCAAACGTATATGGCGTACCAATGTACTGCATGGCGTGTAGAGATTTATCTGTCCAAACAAGAATTTGTTGTCTTGTTTCCACAGCCGTAACGATTTTGGATCCAGTACCAATACGCAAGTCCCCTGCCGTATTTGTTTCCAAGGTTTGCCAAACCAACACATCTTCTTGGTCACTAAACCGGATAAGCAACGGGTCTTGGTTGCCAATGTCGTTCTCTGGGTCGCAACCAAAAGCGATAATATGTCTATCTACATCAGACACCATCACTTGTTTTGCAATAGTAGGGCAAGTCGCGTCAGAACTTAAACTAGCTAAAGTAACTGCGCGACCATACGCGTCTGCGGGATCTGAGGAAACGTTAACAGAGGCGTCCCAGAAAAATATCTCACCATCTTTTAAGTTAAAGACAAGATCTTCTCCGTAGTTATCCTCTGTAAACAACCGCAAGTCTGATGTATCTGTCGTCGTTGTAGAAGTAGAACCCCAAGTTCCACGACCCCATGAGCCTGCGCCCCAGCCCGTACCAGAAACAGCAACGTCGATGCCCGTGTTGATTTGGTATTTGCCTATGACACCTGTGCCACCGTTGCCTGTGTCGGAGCTAGTAGGCGTTACCGCGTTTGGGGTGTAGACACCATCTACTATAATGTCGTCAATAGGTTCCACTTCACGAGCCGTAATCTTATAGCTGTCGTCATCGATGATCTCATCGATCTTGTACTCTTGGTTTAAGACCGCCGCTGAAATATTACCATTGAGAGTAACTGCGTCTTCATACGTCACAAAATCCCCTTCGGTTGCCCCGTGTGCAGTGTGACTAACTGTGAGTTCGCTGGTAAAATTTGTTGTGTCTGCGGAAAAGGTAATCGCTCCAGCAGAGGTCGTAAGGCGAAGAGGTGTAATGTCTTTATACCCACCGCCTAAGTCTAGGTAGTACTTTTCGTTTGTACCGAAGGCCAAGTAATTTGTACCGTCCAACGTACTAAACGCATGTAATGATCGAGCAGAACCAAGAAAGCTTTTAACGCTTCTCTTGACCCAACCACCAATCTTTTCTGGGTATCCAAACCTAAAACGAATCTTGTCGCCGTCATACCAGCCGCCTTCGTTACTATACGAAGTGGTTTCTCTGTTTATGCCTGGGTTAAACTGAAGCTTCTGTAAAGGCATCTGTTACCTCACGGTGCTGTAGGCCAAGTAACGTTGTTTGGGAATCCTTCTTGCTGTGGTACGTTTAACAGTGCTGTGCGGTAGTCACGCCATGCTTGTTGCTGAGATTCACTTAACTCATCCCAACGCAAAGGGTTTGTTACGATTGGATCTACAGTATGCGTTAAGATGGCATCGCGCTCTGCTCTAACTTGGTTAGCCATTTGTTCATCTAACTCGGCTTGAGTTGGTGGCACGTAAGGAGCAACATCACCGTTAGCTAGCATCAAAGCATTTAACTGAACCGTGTCAATTAAACTTGCGGTATCATCTGGCGTACACGTAAACGGAAGCCAGCCCATTTCAGGATGATTGATCTCAACGTTAATCATACCGTTTCGTAGATACGCAGCGTTTCTATATTCTGTTATAACTGTTCTCATATCAAAGTATCCGAATCCATAAAGTTCCAACACCACTGCCACCGCCGCCAGTATTATAGTAGTCCTCCGCGTAACCCATGCAACGCCAAGTTCCCGTGTGGGTGTAGTCATAGTTCCATTGTGCCCAACCATCCGCACGACGACGCTGACCGTCGATGTAAGTTAAGCCGCCGTTTGTGACGCCAAAAGCATTAAGTCCGCCACCAGTAGCTGTCTGTCCAGGAAAAACATCTGATCCTGAAAGAACATCCCAAGCTAAAATGTAAGTGCCAATACCGTAGTTAGTCGTAGAAACTTGGCTGGTAGTGTTGCCGCCTGTCAGGTTAAGATACGCATCGCGAACAGAGTTGCTAAAGTCGTCCCCAACAGTGGTGCTGCGCACAACATCAAGTTCGATACCCCCAGATGTGTTGGTAATCGTGATATTATCGCCTTCGGTTAAGGTGGCTTGAGTATACCCTGATCCATTACCAATTAATAATTGCCCGTTAGTAGGCACCGTTGAGATGCCTGTACCGCCGTTCGCTACGGCTAAGTCTGCGCCGCTCCAATTATCGTTGTTAATGCTACTTGCAATAGCTAGTGTCCCTAACTCCAGCGTTGTCCGCTGTGCCGCCGCATCTGCATCATCCAAAAGGGCACGACCAGCCGCTGTCAAATCTGTGACGGCGTATGTGTCCGAACCCGTCGTATAAATCATTTTGTTCGCAGCGGTGGTCAAATCAGCAATGGACGTTAACCCTGCGTCGTAGGCTTGTACTCCTCCTGACGTCCCAATCGTCGCTATAGCCGCGTCACCCAAACCTAGATTTAAACGCGCTGTCTCTGAACTCGCTAGATCGTTTAAGTTTTCAGATTTCTGCAAAAAGGTAGCACCAAGAGAAGTTGCACCAACAATCTCTGTTACAACCGCAGAACTTCCGCCACCATCTGCGGCGATAATCGCGGTCTTACCTGCGGCTACATCAACAGGTGTGCCAGAAGCAGTTTGCTTAAAGCTAAGTGTATAGCTTGTGCTGTTCTTAACGCAGTATAGTTTTTCGGCGTCGTCAGGTGCGATAGTAACTGTGACCGCCTGTGTTGCGTTAGTAAAGATAAGAACCTTATCCATCCCTGGAGACACAACACCATTTGTTGTCGTCAGTGTATACGCCCCTGCGGCTGAAGTCAGGTCAATTGTACCTACGCCGTTAGTCAATACGTCAATAATATCAAAGTTTGTATTGGTAGACGAACCCCATGTACCAGACTCGTCACCTGTGGCAATCAGTTTAATGCCACCATTTGTTGTATATGTTGCCATTCAGATTACCCTTATGCTGCTATCTCTGTCCATATAGTTTCTGGATCAGGCTCTTCCTCAGTATAGCTTGTTCCAGGGTTTGGTTCAATCTCAGTATACTCTGCATCTGAATTTGGCAGAACTGGATTAAATGTGGCAGGAGACGATGGATTTACAGGATTGTATTCTGTGTCTGCATCTGGAATCAATCGACCCCACACAGTAGGTACGCCAATCTCGCCAACACCCTCAACGCCTACCAATGTTATAGCGGCTGTACCAACAACTGTAACGTCGCCAATCTCGCCAACACCTGCGGCACCCGTGACAAGGACCGTGATCCCCGTACCACCAAACACGCTAACATCGCCAATGGCTCCGACACCCTCAACACTGCCCGTTGTAAGAGTAGAGTTTGCGCTGACAACAACGCTGCCGATTTCGCCTTCGCCCTCAACGCCTTCGACATGGTATATAGATGTAAAGGTGAGATCGTCGCCAATCTCACCGATACCTTCAACGCCTGTAACGCTAAATACTGCGGCACCCGTAGGAGTAACGTCACCAATCTCACCAACGCCCTCAACACCAGTAAGTGTTAAGTTTGCTGTACCAACAATGCTAACGTCACCTATTTCGCCTACGGCGTAGCCTGGGTCAGTAATGCTAGCGACCGCACTCGCGGCTACCGTTACAGCACCAACCTCCCCTGTTCCTTCTACCCCCGTAACGGAAAACGCAACGTGGATGACATTATCGTCACTAAAGCTGGTTTGCGAAAAGGAAGTAAAACCGAACATGGGTTACTCTTAGTTAGCTACAGGGGCGGGTTCCTCTAATGACTTCTTTAACATATCTAGGAACGCCTGACGACCCACTTGTAGTTGATCAATATTAAATTGCGCTGAACCAATCTTTTGTTGCAACGAGTTAATATGATTGATGATCACTTTCTGTTCGTCAGTCAGTTCGTCCTCTGTATATTCTTTGTCATCGATGGTAATAGTAGCCTTTTTTTCTTCAGCCATTTTTCCAACTCCTGTTTAGGTTTCATCAAGTATTGGCGGTCGCACAGCTTTTAACTCATCAATAGTCGTGGCTGCGTTTATGCCAGGGTGAGCGGGAGCTTCCCGCAAGCGAGCTTTTTTACCCGCTATCTCTGCTTGAGCGTTAGTGTCTCCGGCCTCTAACGCTCTCATGTACTCTACGTCCAGCTTCTGAAACTTTTCCTGTCGCTCAAGGCGAATGAACTGACGTTTTAAGTTTTTAGCTTTGTCCATATCATGCCGGATCATGTGGGCCTACTCCATACAATACGTCTTGAAGTTCTGCTTCGACAACATCGTCTGGTTTAAGTGTGCCATCTTCATACTTACGAGGCACTAAGTATCCAGAGTCTGCGTCGTTGCCATGCTCTGCACCAACCCCATCAGACAAATATTCATCATCACAGGTCCATGCGTTTCTAAATTCATCGTTATCGTCTAAGTCTAACTCAGAAGCCGCCACTATTTTATAGGGATGCCCTGTCGGCACATCTTTCTGTGCGATCTGTTCTACGTTTAGATCACAGTTGTTTGCCGGAGTAATGATAGCCAAAACCCCTTCCACCGATTTGTATAGTATTCTGTAATCACTATTCGCCATGTCACACCTTACGTCTTAAAGGCCATCAAAGAGCAGTTTGCTTGGTTTCTTCTAGTCCCGTTACTATCTGCGCTCTGAATATCTATATAAGTTGCTGCTCTACCATACACCATATCCACTGTATTATATCCACCAGACAAATACGATTGGAATATTATAGCCGCTGCGCGATAATCTGAGAAGTTGTTTTGAAAGTCCGTTGTCCAGTTTATACGAAGAATGCCAGTGCCTTGGTCTGATACGCTCGATATACCTGTCTCCCACTGGCTGATACTTGCATTGGTACTAAATCGAACGGCACCTACAACATCGCACTCTGATACATCTTGTGTGCCACCTGATGTAGATACAAGGGTGTGATATCCTGGGTTGTAAAAATATCCATAAAAACCACCAGCGGTAAGTCTAGACGTATAAACATTAACCCGTGTTTGATTGCTGTTTATGTGATAGTTATATCTTTGTAAGTGACGATAAGTAGATGTACCTGTGTTAGGCGTTTGAGACTGCGTGATATTACATGCATCCCACGAAGTAGTTCTATAGCCCTGAGTAGTTGAATCAAAGTTATAGTGATACTGCCCTGTTGTAACATATGTTATACTGGAAACACCGTGAGAGCCGTAGATTGTTGTGTGGTTTGCCGCGCATGTTGCAACTGGATTCTCTGCCATGCTACCACCTAGTCATAGTGTGCCCATGAAATCATAGACATATGGTTAATTGCCCAGTTACGACCAGAACGGTACGCATTGTAGCGATGACGGCAACGCGTCAAGGTAGATGTTTGCTCGTAGTTATACTTGTAAAAGAACAGTTTGTCAGTCCCGCCACCATAACCAGACTGGCGGTTATCCGTACCTTGGTGCAAGCACGGATTAGACCCTGTGCTTAAACTTGTAGAATAGTTCCAACGATAATCGCCAGAGGCCAAGTATGTTAACGAGCTTACGCCTGTAGACTTTCCTGATTGCAAGCTACTCTTCCAAAGGCCAATGGCGTGGAGCTTACCCTTGCGCTGTTTGCTGTAGAAGTCTGACATAGCGATTGCACCAGATGCAGGGATATCATCCACTGCGTCATAGTACTCACTTAAACTAATAGGGTTTGTGCCCAGCAGTTCTGTTTGAACGTTGTTAAAGGTTATGGCTCCTGAAGACTGTAGCGTCATGCTTTGTCCTCCTTGAGTTGGCGCACTTCTTCTTTTAACTCTTTGATCGCCTCGATCAGTAGCGGCACGAGCTTCTCGTACTGTACCGTCTTATACTCAGGATCAACAGGCGCGGGTTTGATAACCTCTGGCAGAACCGCCTCGACCTCTTGCGCTGACACACCAACCTGACGGGCATCATTCTCGAACCCTAGCTCCTTGGCTTTGTCGTTCTCATGGTAGTAGTAGCCGTTGAGTTGACTGACCTTGTCCAACGCACCTTCGATCTTACCGTCAAAGTCTTTGAGGCGTTCATCTGAGAAGTACGCTGTGATGTCGCCTGTGGCGGTTATTGCACCTGTTACAGTTAAGGGTTGCCATGTTTTTACTTCGTCAGCAAACAAAGAGAAGACAGGAGGCAGGTTAATTACTGTGCCTGAAGTGCCTAAACCTAACTCAAAGTCCATTTGAGCATTGCCCGACACAGTATTATCAGTATTTAACGTAATACGACCTGATTGACCGTTTTGCTCAGGTACACCAGATTTGTGGTTAAAAGTAATATTAGCATTACCGTAGCCATCATTATGAGTAAGTGAAATGCCGCCACTGCCTCTACCCGCAGTCAGATAACCACTCGTAGAATACTCTCCCGTGCCAGACGTTTTGCCTGTTAGGTTGTTAAAGGCGTGAGTGTGGCTGTCATTTGCAACAACAATTGCATTGTATGTGCCACTTACATCGCCGCCGAATGTGGTGCTTGTGTTAAGGTAATAGCTGCCCTGTTGTCCGTCCAACAAATCTGCGTCTAGGCCACTCCCAGAGCCATCGTTGCCCGATGTCCATACTAGACTATTAGCAGAATGATCTAAATTAGAACCATATCTAAGATTACCACTGTTTACCCCTAAATATCGGCTTCCTGTGCTAGTATCATTAAACTCTATTCCAACTTGAGAACTTCTTTGTAACTCTAAAGGATTAGCAGAACTATTGTTTATCAATAGCTGACCAGACATAGTATCACTAGCATCACTACGCAAAAAGCTGCTTGCCTGTATTCCATCTACTGTGTCAGCATCTAGGCCAGAGCCAGAGCCGTCGTTGCCAGCGTGGAAAACTTTATTGTTGTTGATCGTTACATTATCACCATCGCCCACTTTCATAGCGATTGTGTTCCAATCTAACGTGTCATTGTAATTACCAATATACAGTGTTTGCGTGTTGTCATTTAATGGCCTGATGTAAGTAGTGCCTCTTTGACTATCTATACCGTAGCCAGTATAAAAAACATTTGTCGTTTCAGTGCCCCAAACGACTTTTACACCACTGTCGTTATCAACTGTAAGCATACCTGTCGTGGTATCATTAGCATCACTACGCAAAAACTGTGAGCTAGTTAAACCTACAATGTCAGCTACAGTGCGAGAGGTAGTGCCATCCGATAGACTGCCAGAGAGGTAGAGGTCTTTGAAGCGAGTTGCGGATGTTCCAAGGTCAACTGTGTTATCACCACTATAGCCATATACAGCGTTTACAACAGGGCTAAAGCCAAGAGTGGAATTTCCTGTACCTATATATATTCTGTTACCACTGGCACTCCCAATACTCCCCACAGTGGTGCCGTCTTTGCGGAACAATACAATGTCGCCGTCAGATGTTTTACGCTGAAATACAGCGCCATAATTACCATCAACACACGCACTAATCTGTCCGCTTGCTCTAACTAATGCACCCTCCGTGTCGATTGAGTTAACCGTAGTACCCACCAGCAAGTTACCGCTGCTGTCGATGCGCATGCGTTCTGCGACTGCTGTAGCATCATAAAACGTCAGAGCGTCACTATTAGCACCATCATTATCAATAGCCCAAGTTCTACCATCATTTTGCAGAATTAAACGTGCAAGACTATTTGATCCAGTAGATTTTATTCGCGTAACAACATCGTCAGTTCCTTGTACATGAAGCAATGAAACTGGCGAACTCGTCCCAATGCCAACATTACCGCTGCTGTCGATGCGCATGCGTTCTTGATTTGATGTAAAGAAAGTGAAAGCATGTGCGCCAGTAGTACCTATTTG